TCGCCCCAGGCCTCGACGGCTCGCGTATCTTCGGCAACGTTGACGCCGGCAAGCTCCCGCAGTTCTGCCGGTTTCGGCATTCGCGGAAGTTCGCGGATCGCCCGAAGTACTGCCGTTTGCATTTGTTCCGGAGTTAGGTCAGCCAGGGCCAGGGAGTAAACCTGTAGCATCGCCTCGCTCGCCTCCACTTGGTGGGACTGTAGAAGCCCCATTAACAGCGTCGAAAATAGCTTTGAGTTGTCCTGATTCTTCAAATCGTCTGAATACATCTTTTGTATTTTGCTCCCTGATCTGCGCAAACGTCTTTGGTTGCGACGGTTTACGCTCCGCCGCTGGTGTTCGGTCGTTGTTCAACCAATCCGCCTCAAAGCCCTCCCATTGCCGTTCTGCCGCGGTTCGGATGGCTTCGTCGGCAGACATGCCAGCCTTGGCCGCTTCGCGTCGGATTCGCACCAGGACGGATTCCGTAACCGGCTTGCGTCGGCACGCCGTCCAGTCTCGCCAGTGGTGTTCGGCGATGTCTTCGGGCCGATCGATTGCTACCGATGGACGCCGTGTCCGCTTTTGAGAGACAGGGACTAGCGGCTCTGCCGCGTATGTATTTTTAGGATCAGGATCAGGGCTAGGGCTAGGGCTAGAGATAGGATCAGGAACAGGACTAGGGTAGATGGTTCCCCCTGTTTGTCCCCCGATCGTACCCCCATTTATCCCCTGATCGTATCCCTGTTTATCCCCCGATCGTACCCCCGATTGTCCCCCGATCGTACCCCCATTTATCCCCTCGATTATCCCACGATCGTACCCCTCTTTATATCCCACTTTATACCCCTCTTTATATCCAGCCTTAGGGGATAGTAAGTCGATCGATTCTTCAATCGGCAAGTCGTCCATGTCGTCTAGGTCAGCAGGGACCGTGACCCAGTAGAGGCCAGCGGTTCGCTTGCCGCATCCTCGATACTGAAGCCAACCAGAGTCGATAGCTCGCTTCCTAGCTTTGTCAAACGTCTCCCATTTGGCGAAGCCAAGCGTCTCCATCAGTTGCGAGTTAAAGAACCGAACCGGCCCTCGGTATCGTGCCGCGTCTTCGGTGTGTAGCACGACGGCGACCAAGCAAAAAGCATCCCGCCCCATGTCCGCCGCCGCACTTGATTTGTGCATCTTGCGGAAGGCCTTGTGGGCGAAAAACTTATCTCGCTTTGGGTAGTCGATCTTAGGAGGATCGGTCATTGCTTTACCAAAAAAACACCGCTGCCCGGATGCTTGACCGGCAATCGCAGAACGCGAATGAATCCGGGCAGCGGCTTGGTTTGTAGGCCGGTCAAGCCTATTTCGTACTACTATAGCAATTTGTCAACCTGTTGACAACTAAAAAACATTACTCTACTTCGCGGAAGCTATCATGCTCCCAAGATGTATCGTCCACATCATCGAACGGCAGCATCGGGACGTTTTTCTTCTCCTCTTGCGATCGCAGAAAATTACACCCGTGCTGCCAATACGATTCTTTTAACTCAACGCCAACAAACTTTCGGCCGCACCTAAGCGACCCAACACCTTCGCTACCGACGCCACCAAAAGGCGAAAATACAACGTCGCCCGGAAGCGTCCAAAGGTCAACGGCACGCTCTATCAACCCAAGCTGTAGCGGGCAAATGTGCTTCTCGTCGTTTTCCGTTGTCGCCAGTTTGAAGTTTAACACGTCGGTTTGGTTTATGTCCCACCAAACCGGCTCCGCGTATCTTCGCCAAATATCGATCGACGGATCGGCCGCGTTTTTCTTGCGTGAAAACGGCGACGGGTGACTATCGTTTGAGCTTCCCGCTTCGCCGATGTACCTGGAGAATCCCTTCGGCCTAACGATAGGCTTGTCGGACATTAGCCCGCTTCCTTCGCTGGGCGGCTTGCGAAAAACGATCAGGTAATCCGCCATGCCTTGCCGCACCTGCGACGTATCACGCCTAACGGTCTTGTGAAGTAGTCCGTTATTGTTGGTCCGCTCTCGCTCTGTAACTGGGCATTTCCAGATCGTTACCCGCGAATGAAAGACCCAACCAGCGGCCTCGAATTCCTGAATGCAAGCCCCAGGAAAGTCTATAAGCCCCGTCGTGCCGTAGACGTTCGCATATCGCGGCAGGTCTTTGCAATGGACCGCACAGAGGCGGCCTGGAACCGTCAACCGATAAAGCTCTTTGATTGCAAAAGCGTAGTGCCGGAAAAACTCTTCATCGCTCGCTGCGTTGCCCATGTCGTTTTCTGAATCGCTGTAGATGTACAGCGAAGAAAACGGCGGCGAATGAATGCAAAAGTCGATCGAGTTATCCGGCAAGTCTCGCATAAGCTCAACGCAATCGCCGTTGTAAAATGTCCAATCCGTTCCGTGCTGTTCGTTCATGCAACCCATTTCATACACCTGCCTTTGATTTTAAGAAACTAGGAATCGTCGGAACCGCCGACGCCGATAAACCGACCCTCATTAACTCGGCTTGATTGCCAAGTCCGAACTGCCTCACAACTTCCGCCATCGACGCTTGCATCAAACCGTGATCGGCACCTTTTCGGGCAATGCTTTTTTCGATGTTTGCGTCCGCGTCGCTGCCGATGATATGAACCTTCACCGGTCGCGTTTGGCCAAACCTCCAAGACCTACGAACGGCCTGATAATACTCTTCAAACGAAAACGAAAGCGACGCAAACACTTGCGTATTGCAAATTTGAAAATTCAATCCGACGCCAGCGATAGACGGCTTAGTCACCAGCACCGGAAACTGCCCTTCGGCAAAGCCTAAAAGTAGATCCTGCTTTTTCTTTTCCGGCATCGACCCGCGAACCTCAACAGCCCCGTCGACATGCTTCATCAGTTCCGAAGATTCGTAATCGGTGTAACACCAAACAATCGCCGGCCGCTCTGACTCACGCACAATCTCCGCAACTCGCTTAGCTCGCTCGGTGTTGGTCCGCCGCTTTTCTTCGTGGATGTTCGTTGCCGAAATTCCTTCGACGTCGAATAGAAAGCCATCAGCGACGCCATCGTATGCAACACTCACAATGTGTCGCTCAACGGTTAGAGGTGGCAAGATATATCCGTCGTCGCTACCGCCTAGATCAGACGGACGCGAAAGACAAACCGCCCATGAAGTTACCCATCGCCAAAAGTCCTTTTGAGCGTGTTTCTTTAGCCGATAGCCGCCTGCTTTCATTGTGTCGTTAATAAACCAACGCGAAAGCATTTCGTTCGACGGCATGACCCCAAGAAAATCGGCGTGGTTGCCTAGCTCTTTGTGGTCATTGGGTGCCGGTGTCGCTGTACATGCCAAGCGGTAAGGCGTTTCGCGGTATGAGTCGATCAACTCCTGTTTGATCTTCCCGGTAAAATTCTTGAGGATCTGCGATTCGTCAAGCACTACACCTGACCAAATCGAAGCGTCAAACTTATGAAGCTTTTCGTAATTGATCAGGTTTATGCCGCCGATGATGTCGCTTTGCTCATCGACCACCGCAACGGGCGTTTCGATGCCAAACTTTTCGGCCTCTCGCTTTGTTTGGGCTCGAATGCCAACTGGCGTATGAATCACAACCGGCCGCTTCGATCGTTTGCAAACCGCATCCGCCCACGCCAGTTGCTGGATCGTCTTACCTAGGCCGGTATCCTCAAACAAAGCCGCCCTGCCACGCTGTAGCGACCATTGGACGCATTTAGCCTGCCAGCCCTTAAGAGCTTTCGGAAGCTCGCCAACCGCAACCTCAAAGCCCAGCGGCCTTGCCGATCGCACCTTCGATCGGATGAACTCTTCGTAATCCATGATAACACCAAAAAGCCACCGGCGGCGCGGCGTAGCGGGCCAGCTCGAATGAGCACGAAGGCACCGCCGGTGGTTGTGTTGTTGTAAGCCCGCTACGGCTTCTAAAATCTTAACGCATTGTCAACCGTTGACAATGCCCCTCGTCTCCCGCATCTGGCTCTCGATCTCATCGGTCAGCCTTCCGTAGGCTTCCCGCGTCACCCGTGCCGCGTTGTACTCCGCGACCCTCCGCGACAATCCGCCGTCGTGCTCCATGATGGCCGCACGCTCGGCGAAGTGCTCGGTGATGTCATCGTCGGTCGGCATCATTTAACTTCACGCTTAGTTGGTGACATTGTCGCAAGTATCTTCGCCCGTGCTTTGAGCAGCCCGATCGTCCGTTCGCCGCGTTGCCGTGCTCGCTCTGGTTCGCACCAGCGACAGAGCCATTCACCTTCGAGCGTCTCTGTAGTCTTATGCGACCCGCATTTGCAAAGCGGGATCGCGTCCATTTCTTCCGGCCCTATGGTGAAGAACCGGAAACCCGGCGGCGGCTCCATCGGATTGACGATTACCGCCGCGGGTTGGTCTGCTGGCTGCTTAGGCTTCATCGCTTGCCAGTAGCCCCGCTAGTTCGTCCGCTGTCGTGGTCGTCGGTCCGCGATGCGTTACCGTGCCTTCAATTTCGTCGTCTGCCGCGATTGCGTCACGGATCTCGGCCGAAAGCTCGCACCACTTAGAAGCCCTCCGGAAGACCGTTTTCTTCGCCATCTCGTCGAAGTCTGTCACCCAAGGCCCCGTCTTTCCTGATCGGCTTCGATCGCGGATCTTTGTCACCTCGTCAACGGTCATAACTTCGCACTTGGTCGCACCGTCCTGCATCTCGATGATGCAGTAATAACAGTAGACTTCGCCGCGATCACCGATGAATACAGGCCGATGCGTTTTGACTTCGCCCAGGTCATAGACGAATTCGTCGTTGACGCAAACCTTGTCCGCGTGAATCCTGCTGACCTTGCCGGTCCGCATCATTAACTGCACAAGGCCCTTGTAATCGATGATCAACGTGCACTTGTCGCCGTAGGGTATCAGATGGGCGTGCCGTCCGTCCGGCTCTAGGCCCCACTGGCTCAACTGCATCATGCAATCGAAGAACGATTGCTGCGTACATTTCGCAAGGCTCGGTGTCCGTCCTAACGCCGCGATCGCAACTCGGGCCATCCGTTCGGCCGTTACGTGCTTGGGCAGTATCTCCGCGATAGCCGCTCGAAATCCGTCACCTTGTAGTTGTTCGCGGATTGTCAATTGCCGCTTCGGTTGTTCTGCAATTTCGGTAGTCATCATGCTCTCCAGTTTGGTAAAAAGATAGTTCGCAAATCGTTCTCGCCTTGCTCGCTCCAGTCGTTTGTAACCTTGCGTCGCCTGTACTCCGTCAGTAGTTCTTCGCGATCGGATTCGGCTCGCTGCCGATCCGCGTCGCAAAGCTCATAGCATCGGACGCGATACGGTGCCGACGTTTCTATCGCGATAAAAATAAAACGGTCGGCTTTCGTGCCATCCAGGTAATGGACGCCCTGAAGGTCGTACCGATAACTCGCAATCGTCTTTGCAAACTGGCTCTCGGTTGCGTCGTCGCAGGTTTTAATGTCTGCAATGATGCCACCAGCTCGCCAGTCGATCTTCGCTCGGCAGTCGACGCCGAAGCTCTCCCATGTGTGCTCGGTTTCGGCTTCGCCAACAGCCCCAAGGATTGTCGCCGCCGTTTTGCATTTCGCAACCTGTCGACAAAGGTGATCGACTAAATGGGCGTCGCCTGCGGATATCGCCAATCGATCGCCGTTGATCGCTGCCCATTCCTTGTAGCCCTTCGTCCGCCTGTCGCTGCATTCGCTAGGAACCATCGCGTAATCTTTGGCGTACTTGTCCGGTTCAAGAATCGCCGCGTGGATCGCCGTCCCTAGCCGCATCGCGTCCGTCTCCTTTCGCGGTGCCGTTTTTAGAACGTGTTCTGCTTCAAATTGTCGCCAGCCTCTCGCCATCGACTTGAGCATCGTCGCGGAGACTTCGGGTCTGTCGTGATAACTCATGGCTTCGCCCTCCTAGGATCTGTCGGCAGTTTCCGCCGCGGCTCGTGGTGTTTTTCCAGTTCGTCTATCGCGCCTAAAACGCAACCGTAGGCAATTTTTCCGCCGGGACTGTCTGCCTGCGACTTCCAGCCCGTAACAATCTTTCGAAGCGTCTCCCACCGCTGCTCAAGCGGTTCCGTCGCTTGCTTAACTTTAAAGCTGATCACAATTTGCAATTGTTCGTCAGTCATTTTTCACCTCAATTTTTTCGGCCTGCCGCTCGGCTTGCTCTGCGTACTCTACCAGAGACGCCGCAAGTGCCGTTGCCTCTAGCGGGCTCATGCAGACACGAAAATCTGATACCGCGTCAACTCTTACGATCTTGTTCCCGACCATCTTTGACTTTGTCTCCGAAAAAACAACGACAAGCTCAATAACGCTTTCGATCTCCTTTTCGTCTTCAGTAAATCCGTGCCTGACGTTGTGCGATGTGCCTTGTAGCCATTTCATTCCGCCACCTCTTTAACAAACTGCCCATCGACCATCTTGCCCTTGCGGTCTTTGATTTCGTCAAACGCTGCGGACATGCAACGCCGCAAGCTAAAATTAAGCTTTTCACAGATCACCGTCAGCACCACGACGCAATCGCCGATAGCGTCTTGAGTTTCCTTGCTGTCGTGTTTTGCGATCGCGTCGCGAAGCTCTTGCATCTCTTCGGCAAGCTTTCCTAGTTGCCCTTCGATTGTCGATCCGTCGATTAGGTTGCGGTCCGTCGCCCAGCCCCATATTACGTCTTGCCATAGCTCGATTGAATCAAATTGCCTCATCATTTACCTCGTTAGAATAAAAGCCCGGCGGGCGGATGGTCCCGCCGGGTGCCATCACCGGAAGGTAATAGCGGTTGAATCGTCACTGCCCCAACGCCTGCGGAACGTACCGCGAAAGCACAAAGAAAAACACGGCCAGCCAAAAGCCGGCCACGATAAGAAAGTCTGCTTGGTGCCTCATGCTTCCACCTCTTGAGACTCAAGTGTGTACGTAAACGACTTGTGCTTACCGCCATGAACGGCACAGCAAAAAAAGCCAACTGCAAAAAGAAAGTCGACTTGCTCCGCTGTTGGTGCCGGTACGTGTGCGATAAGAAACTTCCGATCGGCCCTCAACCTTTGTCGACACCACGCCACCGCGGCCCGGCCGATGCCACGCCGACGAAATGCCGGATCGATCACTAGCCGGATGATGCGTGCGTCCTGTGCGGACAGTTGCACGATCAGCAGACCGACCGTGTGGCCGTCAAAGTCAATCGCTTTGCAGTGTCGACCCGAGACTGCCGTTAGCTTTTTGAGGCCCATCGGCGTGATCGGGTCGAAGCTTTCGTGGATCTCGCACAACCGCCGCAGGTCGTCGTTAGTCGCTGTTCTGATCCCGATCATTTTGCCACCTCCACTTCGTCGACCAAAAGCCGCACCGCACACGTAATCTCATCCGCCGCTTCGTCTAGCAAGCATCGCACCACATTTGCAATCTGTCGCTCGTATGCCGCTCGGCAATCATCGCAGACGTCGCGACCGCCTGCGGTTGTTGTGGCCGCGTCTCGGCAGTAGTGGCAGGTCATGCTGGCACCTGCTGAGCTTTGGCGACCAGCTTCTCGAACTGCTTGCGGCTGCAATAGTTAAAGACGACAACCGCTTGCCGCATGTGGTGATCTCGCATTTGTGCGTTGTTCCGTCGGTCGTGCCAGATGTATTCCATGACGTGGTAATCGATCATTTTTTTGGTTGTTGCGCACATGGTTTCGTTCCTGCGTTGTGTGTGTTGAAAATCCAGAGCCCATCCCGGATTAGGGCTGTGTCAGTAAGTAAGCTGGTAAGTGTTAGCAGTTTACCCCGCCATCGACGTAGACCGACCAGCCGCTTTCCGATAGCCGCGGATTGCAGCCGGCGTAATGCGTGTTAGCTTGTCGCATTGCGTCCTGCTGAGCCTCTGCAAGCGTTTTGCCGCGACCAACGCCACAGCGAGCGCCGATCGTCTGAAGGTTTATGATCTCGACCGCGTACTGTTGGATTTTCGTTTTTGTCATCGTCGTGTTCCTGTGAGGTATGTCGTAAACCTAGACGCCTCGCGGCGTTTCGCCCTTCCGGGCTCGTCAGTAGGTTAGCGGGCGCTGATAATTCCGTTTGACACAAGAAAATTGAACTGGTCTTTTTTGCTGCTAAACAACCAGCCGCACATTTTGCCATTCATCCAAAGTTGAAAATCCCCAAACCTTCGCGACGGAGCAACATCAAACCCTTTCGCTTCTGCGCTGCTGATCGTTGTCGGCTCTGTCGACCAAGTGTTGTTTGCTCCGACAAGATAGAAAGTTTTTTCGGTTTTCGTTGCGGTCGTCATTTTCGTTTCTCGCTTGCTGGTGTGTTGTTATCGTTGTCCGACTCCAAGATCATAATCTTTGTATCGACAAAATAAAAGCCCAACATGGCAATTTTTTGGGAATTATTTTCGCCCCGTAAATTTATTGGCGAAACTCACTTTCGCGGCCTTCCTGGTCGCGAATTAACCGCCGCCGCTGCTTTTGCCGCTTCGGATCTGGTAATCAGGATAGCTTGCCCGTACCGCTCGCCAGCGATGCCGCAAGTGCGGAGACCACGCCAGAGCGTTTTGGCGTGTAGGCCGAGTCGGCGAGCGTGTTCGGAAATGGATGCTTTAGTGCTCATGGTAAAATTGAATTGTGCCGGATTGTCCGGCCGTCCGGTTATTCGGCCGCGTCCTTTCAGCGGCTCCCAAGTCTCTTATTCCCGGCAACGTGCCATTACCGAAGCACGACGCGATGTGCCGACAACTCAAAAAGCCGCTGCCAAATCACACGGAAAGATCCCGAGTTTCGCCGACGGGTTAGTCGGTATAGGATTCGGCTAGCGGTCGATTAACGATAACACAATCGCCAAGCCTGTCAATTGTTCGGCCGCCTAACGCCATCGCTACCGCCGCTTAAAAAACAAAACGATTTCAATCCCGACCGCTACTGGTGCCACAAGCGCCGCTGCGTGGGCTAAGAAAATCGGGAAGATAAGCGGCAGGAATCCAATCCACGCTCCGGCAGACGGATCGTCACTTGCGATCGATTTCATAATTGAAAAAACAACGGACCCAACCGCAACCAAAAGCCATGCAATCGAATAGGCTACAAACCTTGCTGAAAAATTCATCATTGTCCTTTAGTTGTCCGGCCACCGAACGCCCAAACGATCGAGCACGTCGGCAAGCTCAGTCGATGTCTGATCGATCCACGCTTCGGCGGCGAAATGGATCTCCGACAATGCGTGTTGGCATTCGTGTATGAGCGTGTCGAGCACTTGCTTTGCTGACTGATCGTATCGCACTAAGATTAGCCTACGATCCCAATAGCAGATTCCTAGAGCGTTCGGCAGCTTCCTTCGCGTTACGAATTCTATCCGCCACTCCCGGCCGCCGAGGGTGCAATCAATCGGCAGCGGCTTGCGTCGCTTTACCATATTTTGCCCTCATGGATGCGGATGTTTTGTTCTTTCCAATGGCCTCTGCTGTCGAGGTCTAAAATAGCAAAGCCCTGGCTCCATTGATTAACCAACGCATAAGCCGGTGCCATGTCGCAGAGACAACCGGTCGAAAAACAAACCCACGTTTTACGCTTGTCGCCACTCGTTTCGATATGCGTCGAAGCTTGATGGAAATGCCCCGCCATCGATGTCTGCCGCGTCCTGAGCCACAAGCCGCGCGCCGGGTTGACAGCCGCTACAAGTCCCTTTGGTAGCTCGTGGCCGTGGTAACAATTGAGCGTGCCGAGCGTGTAGAGTTGCTTGCTGGCAATCATCTGCCACGATGAATCCAATCCCAATTGATCGGCAAGCACCTTGCAGAGATCCCATTTACTCATGCCGATCATCTGCGGGGCGTTTTCGAATAAATAGCTTTCGATCCTGTCTTCGTGATTGCCGATCTTGTAATAACAATCGCCGCTGAAGTGCGGCCGAATGTCGGCAAGCCAGCCCGCTAGCGTCTTGATTTCTTCGTCTATGCTTCTGGCGTTCGGATCTCGGACCCATTTCGACTGCTGGTAAGCGTCAAGCATGTCGCCGTTGAGAATGAGGTGATCGCATCTAGCCTCGATGCCATGCCGAATTGCTTCGTCTATGGCTTGTGGATCGTGGTATGGAAAATGGGCGTCGCTGAGAATCAGATACCGCCCCGGCTTTCGGATCGCAATTGTCGGCCGTGTCTTTCGCTTGGCTTTTGGTGCCCGAGGGATGACGGTGTTTTCGTCGGCCCGCTTTTTGTCTTTGTACGTTTCGCCGCGATGGTATCGGATTAAATCGCGGGTTGATTCAAATGCCGTGAAGAGTGCAGGGTATCGCGCGACAAGATATTTAGCGATCTCGCGCGTCGGTCGGTCGGGTGCCTCTGCTAGAGCGGCACGGACCAAATCGGCCTTTCGCATTATGCCTCCGGTGTTGTAGATAAGACCGGCCTACATGCCGGTAAATTATTATAGCCGGACGGATAAGCACACCGCCACCATATCGGGGCAAAAGACCGGCAACAGCCGGTCAGCCCTTCGGAGCTTAGCGAGGATCAATCAGCAGCATACGGTGCGTGATATGTTGGTCACACAGGCCCAAATCATCAAAAACATCTGCTTTCGCAGTTTGCCCCACCGGGTCGCAGGTCGACGGTGCCCGGGTTTGTCGTGTTGTTTTCGTGATTCGTTCGAAATGGCGAGTTTCGTCGGGTCGGTGGCAATGGCCCACCGCTTAGCCCTCCGCAAATTGTTCCGCGGCCCGTTGTCCAGATAATCGCACCACGCACCGATTCAGAGCGGCAAAAAATGCCCCCGGCTTTCGCAGTCTTGACGGCCGATCTGTTGTTGACTATCATGAACTCACTGTTGACTATCTTTGGGCCAGTCGGGCTACCAACCCGGCTGGCCCTTCTTTTTTACCAGATTGGCAGCGGGAAATCAAGCGTCGGGGGTGGTGTCGCTATGTAAGGCGAGTCGCTTTTTCATCGCATTAAATGCCAGCGTGTTCATTGCGATGCAATCTCGCCCGATAAAAAACGCGGCCGGCTTATTGATCGCGACAAGCCGATAATTCTGTCGATCCTTTTGCCATTTCTTGCGGATTCGCTTTCGATTGCTGCGGGGGAATCGACATTGCTCAAAGACAAATTCGCGGCCAAGAGTGTCGTCGATGTTGACTTGCATACCGTGAAACACAAAGCCCAGAGGGATCATTCCGCCACCTCCAGCCCTGCCGCGGCGATCTCTTCGGCGGTGGCGCGACGAGCAAGCATGCAACTGCTCCACGATTTTTTGTCTGGCCAAACAACCAAAAATCTTGCTTTATTTGCTTGCAAGCAATCGACAAGAGTTGCCGGCCCTGTCCACGGAATGTTTTCGCCAGCACGGATCATAACCCAAATCCTCTGTCGTGCATCCTCGTCCGTTAGTGGCGGCTCAACGTAGGGGCGGCCGTCGGTTGTGTTGTGATAGAGCATCGCCAAAAGCTTTTCCGCTAACTCTACGCGACCGGAAACATAGACATCCAAGTCTTCTAATCCACCGCAAACTTCCTGAATTTGCTTCTGCTCGTCATCTGTCAATCGTCTCTGCATGTTGTCCTCGGGTGGGTGGTTATGGGGTGTACTGTACGAATCCGGCTAGCTCGCGATCGAACCACGGATAATACCTTGACGCTTCGGTCAAGAATTTTCCGCGAACTCCGATCAATCGCAAAGCGGATTTTCCTAGCTCTCTAGCCTGCTGCTCTGTGTCTGCTCGAACGTATGTTTGCCCAAGATGAATTTGGCCGCGTTTACCGGTGTACGCTTTCACCTTCCAGACGGTCCACGCCGTCGGACGCAATGCGGCTTGCGGAATGTCGCTTGTGTTGATCATGCTTTTTTGCGGGGTTGTGCCGGAGCCTATCCCGGCGGGGGCGGGGGGGGGGTTGGATTATTTTTTGTAGGCCACTGCCGGGCAATACTTAGTTGCCGGATAAATGGCACATGCTTTCGCTAGTGCCACGTCGAACGCGTAGCCTTCGACGTTGGTGTACTCTTGAGCAACGTTAAGGATGTGATCAAGCATTATTTGCGGATAGCTGACACATGACGCTTTGAGGGCGGTTTCGATCGCGTTAATCAGGTTTTGAACGGCTTTGGTTTGGATAGTCATTTTTGTGTTTTGTTGTTTGGGGTGTGTCGTTGTGACTCCCTAAGAATATCGACCGCCCAAAGCTTTGTCGATACAAGAAATGCCCAATCGGACAATTTTTCGGGAAATAGTTTTGGATCGCTTGTCCACCAATTGCATGCCGTCGCGGAAATGGTTAGCCGTCGTCGCGTCGGTCTGCGAAATACTGCCGGATGTCGCCTGCCAACTTCCCGAACGGGTCGCGAAGCTCATAGAGGCCAGAATCGGCCACAATCAAATCCCGCTGCGGGTCGAAATCGTGCCGTGCCAAAATCTCGTCTCGGCTCACGTACTGCCGGTGCTCTCGATCTCCGTGCCAAAGATGCCGGACAACTCTGGGCACGAAAGCGACAGAAGCCCCGCCGACCCGCTGAGCATAGGCTTGGCAATCGTCGCGAAGGTGCCGCGTCTGTCGCTGAACGTAGTTCGTTTCGGCACCGCTCACGGCCTCGAAAAACGTAGCGTCTCCGCCGCCGCAGATGTTCCGGTCATATACGCCACCGATCGACCGCAACCACTCCACGGACGCAATCCAGGCCCCTCCCGGTGCCGTGTTGTCGATCTTGCCACGACGCTGCCACGACGCCACGCTACCGGCTCGATCCTCGATCTTTCGGCCGTCGCGATCGTAATAAGCCACGACGTCGAACAACTGGACGCAATCGGCACCGCGGTTGATTAGGTCGGTTCCGATCTCTAACCAGTCTGCCCGCTCGAAAAGCAAATCGTGATCGATCCACGCCAAGTAACGAATGTGCGGCCTGACGCTCGCCAGTGCCAAGTTGATGAGCCTTTCTTTTTGCCAGATTGCTTGATCGCTGCGAAGGTAAACCGAACCAGGAATCTCTTGGCCGCGGCTGCCCACTTCGTAGCATGTGTGACGACGCCCAAGCTTCGCGGCCCAGTGGGCGTAGTTGGCCCGCAATCGCTCTCGATCGTGCGTGTTGAAATGGTAGGTCACGATCTCGGTAGCGGCCGCAACGTCGACGCGATCGCTGCACCCTTCGCAGGTCTGGCCGCGGTAAGTGCTCTTGAGCAAGGGACAAATCAAGCACCGTTCGTGCCGCTCGCAATGGTACAGCATCGCGTTTCCTTCGCAGCCGCAATCTATCTTGCGGATCTCCGGCCCGCGATGGATGCAAGGTAGTTCAACTGTCCGAGAAAATTGGATAGTTGCCTTATCACAAGCGGCCGCCAGTTCGTCGCCGCTGTACATCTTGCCGCAACTACACCGAACCTTCGGCCCTTCGACGTAGCCGCCTTTTCGGCAATTAGGGCAACGGAAATAAATCATAGCCGCTCGATTTCCGCGGTGAATGTGCCGACCGGAATAAACTCTTCGGTCGTCTGATCGTAAAAATCATCGATTCCGATCCAGTCGGGGTCGTTTAGATCGTATGTGTTTACCGGTGCGATCGACCCGCTAAATCGAAATGTTACGTCGCCGCTGATGATGTCGGGCAATTGCTTTGCGTCCCATCCAATCTTTGAGACGTCGCGATTTGCCGGTGATCCAATTGTGCCGCCGTCAATGCTATTGCCGCGAAAGTAACTCGACGGCTCAAAGGTGAGTGCCAACATCGGATGAGCGTCAAAGAAAAACGGCGGGTCGGGTTCCGCGTTGCTTGTGATTTCGTGAGTGATGCCAGCCTTGAGTAGATAGAAAAAAACTTCGCGATCACTTCCCGTCGCGCCGCTATCGCGTGCCGATTCGCTCAAGATGCCGCAATCGGCCGTAAAGCTCTGATCATAAAGGTCGTCGATTGAATCGTAACAGTGATAAGAAATTTCGCACGCTACCGCAAAGTCGCTAGCAGACCAAATGCAACCGAACTGCGATCGGACGACGTCCAGATAGTATGTGCCGTTCCATCCCGACATTCCCGCTACGTCGGTTTTATATCCTTCGATTTCGTAATTAAATGCGTCCTGCAAACCGGCGATCACAAGCTTAATTCGCAACCCGTCGCGGTAAGCTCCGTAGCGGGTAAAAAGATCGCTGTCCGTGTAGAGCCCGCCGCACTTACAGCATCCACAAGCCCCGTGCCGAATCGCACCGCTAGGCCACGGCGATGTTATCCCAAAAGTAGGAAGCTCAAGTAGCGGCCGCTGGCCAAACCATCTCGTCCCCATTAGACGTAGCCCTCTTCGGCAGGGCAGAGTGCTTGAATGGCGTAGTAGGTGCCGTCCTGCAAAATGCAATAGCCCTTCGACCCGCTCGGCAGACCGAAAAAGACTGCTTCCGGATCGCTTAGCGTGCCCGACGAAGTGACGGTGGTTCCGCCCATCGTTTTGATCGTCGCGCCGACTGTCGTGCCGGTGTTGTAGTTGGCGTTAAGCTGGAAGCGGTAGAGCGTTGCACCGCCGCCGCCACCGCCGCCGATTCTTGCAATTCCGCAATTCAGTTGCGTGTCATAGCCAAAAAAAACAAAAGGCCCTTCGCCGTCTTCAATTTCCCAGGACGCATTCTTGGCTCGGCACGACTCGCCAAGCGTTATTCCCGCCTCGGCCTTAACTTGCAAAATGCCGTACTTGTAGCCGCTGCCGTAGCCGCCTGCCGGTATTGATTGCGGCCCGTTTACCAAAACTGGATCGCTCGACGTGTTTGGCTTGGCGATAGTAACGACCGCCATGTCATCACGCATTTCAACGCCAGTAATTCTCATCACGCCAAACGCTGGCACCTCTTCCGCAGTCGTGTTACGAAATTGGATCGCGTCAAAATAGTTCGGTACGTTCGAAACTATGCCGCCGCTAGTGCCCATCAACTGAGCGCGAACATAGCCCCAAACGATACGCCATTGCTCCGGCGTGATGCCCTGTAGTTGCATTATGCCGGTGCCACGATCTTATAAAGCGTCACAAGTGCTGGCGTGCTTGCGACTGTCGCCTTAATGTATGTCGACGCCAAAGCATCAAGCCTCGGAATAACGGTTCGCTGTCCGGCGGGAATTTCGATCAGCGGATAATAAGTTGCCGACACAACAAGCCCAATCGATAGCGTAGCCGATGCGGATCGATTTTCGACAATCGCCATAACGTCATCCGTTTGATCTCCTGCGAATAGCGTTTCCTCGCTAGTGCCGACAAGTTGCGTTACTTGTGCGTGGGTCGAAGATGTCGTTTCGGTCGCGATGGTCTTTGATTTAACGTCGGGATTCGATGCCGCCGATTCAATTAAATACTCAACGCGGGTTGTTACTCGAACTGAGTTTGCCATTAGAGAAGCCCCATATCTGCGTAAGTTGAAAGCCCATAAGCCGGACGCAATAACCAAACGGCGTTATTCGGATTGTCTTCAACAGTGCCGTCTAGTTTTAACAGCGTCGGAGTCGTTTTTCGTTGTCCGGTTCCGTCAAGAATCGGAACGATTTGCGTGTAGGTAATCGTCGGCAAGTCTTCGTCGGTGTCAACCGGCGCCGGCGTTGGCGCGGCCGTGCTGATGTATTTAAACGTGCCTTCGTGCCTAAATCGATGCCACCACGAAAACTGATTATCAACTAAAAACGGTTTGCGAAACAAAATCGAAACCGTGATATTCCAATATCCTTGATCGTCCGCTTCGCCGCCGCTGAATTGGTTTTGAGCACTTACGCCAGTCACAAGTCCGCGACCCGCAGGGTAGCCTGCGAACAGGTCTTCGTTAATTGTGTTTTCAAACGAATCCCAAAACAGGGCGTTGTAAGTTTCGTATCGCCTTGTGATCGTCAACTGCCGATCCGTAATCATCCGCGTCAAACCTTGCACCGGCTCGCCTACGGCGTTAATTAACGGCCTGCCGTAGTAATCGCGATCGACCGCTTCGTTGCTTACTACAGGACTCCACGAAATCGACGGTCGTGATAGCTCCGGATCTGGCAATCCCTCATAGCCGACGTCGACCATGTACACGATCGGGCTAACCCGTCGCGGCGTAACCGACTTGCATCTGTACTTCGGATTGCCGCGGTAATAGTCGCCGATTTGCGGCACCAGCGGAGACGACCTAACAACCTCCGCGTCGTCATTCGTTACATCATCGATTACGACGAAGTAGCCTTGAGTAATCGCGATTACCGCATCGGCCGGGCTGGCCTTTTCGCTTGTAATTGTCGCACCATGTCGCGACCAAACTTCGGTAGCGTCTACAACACTCATTGAATCGGTGCCGCTAGTTGTGGTGCCTTTGCTAATGCCGCTGCGATCTGTGCTCGGCTTGCTGCCTCTTCTCTTGATCGCGAGTCTTCGGCCATCTTTTGAGCGGACGCACTATTTGCCGCGTCTTGCGTATTGCTTGCGATTTGCTTTAGTATTTCGTTCGTTTCGCTTGCTGGCCCCATCGTCAACAAACGGCCTGTCTGTGCCTGTAACGCACTGGCCGCCGCAAGTTGGCTTGATGATTTGCCTTGCTCGTTCGATCCTGCTGCTGGCCCGTCTTGGCCCGTCATCTTCAACGCGATCTGTTCGGCTGGCCCGCTAGTCGCTTCGTCAAGCCCGATCAGTCGACCCGCAAGCTTCGTGTTGAACTCTTCGGCAAGGTTGGTGCCAAGTTTCCCGATTCTTGACTGTAGCTCTTGCTCTCGATCGGTTATCGCTCTTGCTGCGATCTCTGGCAACGCTTCGGCGGTCGCCGTGAATCCCTCCAGCAGACTGCCTGACGCTACTTGCCCGATGTCTGAGGCAAGTTGATCGAAGCCGCCTGCCATGCCGCTAGAAACGAAATCCCAAATCCGCATAATGATGCGGCCGATCTTGTCGCCTAAGTTGCTGGCGATCGTCACAACAGCGTTAAAAGCGTCCGACATTAAGTTGGTAAAGTTGTCCGCAAACCAAGCAGCGTAAGCAGGAATCTCGACGGTAAATGCGTGTTTTGTTCCTTCGACAAGTCGGATCAGTTGCAATTCCGTAGAATCAACCGCCATCTCCCAAACGGTTCCGAGATTGCCGATAGCTACTTCTAAAAGCGTAAGGTATTTGATTTGGAAATTTATTGCCGAAACAGCAATCGTTTTTAGCGACTCAAACCATTCACCAGCAGCAGCAGCCATCGGGCCGATCGACTCAAGAGCCGGCAGCATTGCCTCGGTTATTTTTTCGGCTGCAAACCCGATTCCGTCTAGTGCAAGCTTTCTAAATGGCGATAGGGCCTCGCCTAGTACCTCCATCATAGTTCCGACTTTGTGTTGCATCCGCTGGTATGCATCGGCAGCACTATCGGCCCTCGCCTCTTTTTGTGCCATGCCGTTATTCGCCAACTGCATCACGGCGGCTAGCTTTTCTTCATTCGTCGCCATGTCTTTAAGCGACGGAATTAAGCGGTTAAACGAATCAAAATTGCCTTCGGTTGCTAGTCGTGCTTTCTTTAACGCATCATCAAGCCCGATGCCCATTGCCTCCGATAGCCCAATCGCCGCCTGTGCCACGTCGTCAAGCTGCTCATTCTCGACGCCAAGCATCGCCGCCGATTTCATCATCTCGGCGATTGCTTCCGCTTCGATGTTTGTTCGACGCTCAAGCGAATCGGCAAGTTCAATGTTTTTTTGAACAGCTTCGTCGGTCGCTCCGCCGTTAAGCTCCATTGCCTGACGAAGTGCTCGATTAGCCTCCGTAGCCTTATCGTAATCAGAGACGCCCGCGGAAATTAAACTGCCTAGCCTTTCAATGCCGCGAAGTGCTGTATTGATCGT